ATTCAATCCCCGGAATATCCTCGATAGAATTTATCTCTTTAAGTTCCTTACCCATCGTCTCTATAGTGGCGGGGCCTGCCGCGTCACAGGCCCCGCCCAGGTTCAGGCTTTATGCGCGGTTACTCTACGGGTGCGCGGTGCGCGTGACCTCTTATGACTACGGCCGCGACCTGTGCGCCGGTCGTCGCTCCGGATACCGTGTTCACGGCCCGGACATGCTGCTTGCTGCCCTTGTATCCGACACGCTGGTTCGTATCGGATGCGAGGTTCGCGAGTGTGCCGTCGAGATCGGCGGCCGCGACGTCGTTCTCCTCGCCGCCCCAGGCCCCCGTGTCCGACTCCTCCACCTTGGGGACATGAGTTCCGTCCGTTACGGTGCCGACCAGAAAAGCGATACACGCGCCCTCGAAGCCCTGAAGGTCCACACCGGCGCCATCTACGCTGGCAGTGTAGTCGTCCGGGTCGATAGAACTGACCACGTCTATGTTATTGACCAAGTCCCTCATGTCGCTGTCCTCCCTCTATCTGTCTGTTTGTTAGAGCCCTGCCCTCTATTTGAGGGCAGGGCAATACATTTTTATGTATCTATCTTTCGTCTCTTGCTTACGCAGCGACCTTCTGTATTTTGATGGCCTCGAAGAGGACCACGTCGCCGCCTGTCCGCTTGGTCGTGTAGAACTCCACGAACGGTTTTGCGGTGAACGGGTCCCTCAGCACCCTTATGCCCACCCGGTCGACTATCGTATAAGCCCGCCTGAAGTCGCCGTAGGCTATCGCGAGAGCGTTGGCGGCGACGGCGGGCATGTCCGAACCTCTTACGATGGGGTTACCGAGAAGGACGTCGGGGACCCCTTTCCCGAGTCCGGGCTGCCACATATACTGGCCATCGGAGCCCTTCAACTTCCTTATGGCCGATACCGTCGTCCGTCTCATCATCCATGAGGCGGTGGGCTGATAAGGCTCCTTAAGGGCGTCCTGGAGGTCGATAAGGCCGTTGGCCAATAAAGCGGCGGCCGACCCGCTGTCGACCTGCTCTATCTGCCCGTCGCCTGTACCCGCCGTGTACGTCAAGATGCCTCTCGGCTTTTTGACGCCGTTGCCTGAAATGAAGGACGTGTTCTCTATGAGCATGAACGCCTCCACAACCTCTTCGCCGATGAACTGCTCGACATTCGTCGCGCTGTCGTCGAGCAGCGACTGCGAAGCACGCGGCGCGGCATACTGCTCGTGAGCAGTTATGGTCATCATGCCGACCTTCGGACCTCCGGTCTCAGAGCGGCTCTCTTCCTCGCCTACCCAGCCCCCGGAAGTCGCGCCGGAGGTCTTCTTCGGCTGCTTCCATGCACTGGAGTTTATGGTCCTTACCCGCGCGACCTGCCGCATGGGCGTCGTCTCGGTGATGCCACTGACAATCTCGTTCGAGACCTCAGGGGTTACCAGGTACCCACCGTCCGGGTCCGACCCGACCGAGAGGGCCTTCTGCTCGAGCGCGGCGAGCCCGTCAGTTGCACCCCTCCTGAAATACAGGTCGAGGGCCGTCTTGTACTCCTTCGTCTCGGCGGCCTCTTCGCCGCCGCCTTCGCCTGGGTCGCCTTTGTGCGCCCGCTGGATAGCGGTCTCGGCCTTCTCGAGGCGCTCCTTGATCTCGCTATGATCCGCGACGGCCGCGCTCAGCTTGTTGACCTTCTCCTCGAGCTGCGGGTCGGCGTGCCCCTTGGTCTCGATCTGCTTTATCCGCTCGTCGTTGGCCGCCTTGAACTGCTCAAAGGTCGCGCCCAACTTATCTACCGCCTCTTTGATCTCGGTGATCTCCATATTCTTAATCCCCTCTAAGTTCTTAATGCGTTACTGGCCTTTTCTATTGCCTCAAGCACATCCTTCACGTCAGCGTCACACTGACTGTTGAAGGCGTAAGAAGATATGGCCTTCGCCTTTGTCCTCGAAAATCCTGCCTCACGCAGGAGGTCTTCAAAGTCCCTTACGTTCTCAAGCGGGTCGCCCGTGGCCAGTACCAGGTGCCCGCCCTTGATGTTAGTAACCGTTGCCTTGTCGTTCATGGGAAAGGCGACGAGGCTGTACTCGAATAATTTGACCTCTCTGAGAAGCCTGACGTCGCCCTCCCAGTCTGACTTCTTTGATGCGTACCCTATAGAGAGCCCCATCTTCGCGCCGACCTCTTTGGCCTGCTTTGCGAGCGCATACTTGTCGCTCCCCGCCCCGACGTCGAGATTCAGTTGCCCGTGAACCTTTAGACCCTTGGCATCTTCGGAGGCCTCCAGGTTCCAACCGATCTGACAACGCGTACAGTGGCCATCCAAGATCGGAATCTTCCCTTTCGTCTTCTTGAGGGTCTTTTCAAAGGCTCCCGGTAAAATCTTATCGTTTCCCATGTCCACGTTATTGAAGATAGCTGCGTACCCCTCGAACTCACCCTCCCCTGAGAGGGCCTTGAACTCCAAAAGCTCGACCTGCTTGACCTCAATCTTTTCCATCTCTAAGTCTCCTGTGTTATGTAGGTAACGACGCACCTGCAATTTATGATCTCCTGGGGCGGGCCGTTCGGATCACCGGGGCGAAGAAGCTTGTACCCGCCCACGTCGAAGGGGTCGTCCATGCCGCGCACCTGACCGTCGACCGCCGCATGGGTCTCTCTCGTGGTCGCGCTCCTCGCCGAGAGCCACGACCTCTTGAGGTCGAGTCCGGTCGACGCGGCCGCGAAGTCGTTGGCGGCCGTCGCCGCCGAGTGCGTCTCGGTCCTCGCTATTATTCCGGCCCTTCTCTTGGCGAAGTCGCCGCCGACTTTCTCCCTTATCCGCGAAGCTATCTTCGCAACGCTCTCGCCTTCCTCCTCACCGGCCTCGATGGCCTCGACTATAAGGCTGCGGGTCTCGCTGGTAATGTATGCGACCTTCCTGGCCGTGAATTTGGCTATCCACTTCGCAAAGAACTTTTCAAAGAGATCCTCGACGTCCTTCGTCAAGCTCAGGAGGGGCTCCTTGGTCTCGTGGGGCCCCATCGACTTGAAGCCGTCCAGGACCCGATACCCGAAGACCGGCATGAGGGCGTTGTAGTGCGCGCGAAGGACGGTCCCGGTCTCATCAATGTGGTCCTTGTTTAAAAGCGCGCCCTGGCGGCCGGCCGACTCGAACGCCTTTGCGGCCTTCCGGGCCTGCCGGTCAAGGAGCTTCGCCATCTTGAAGGTGAGGGCGCTCTCGAAGCCCGCCATGAGGCGCATCTGTATGGACCACTCGTGCGCCCGCTTCTTCGGGGAGTTGTCGTTGACGAGCTTGTACTCATCCGCATTAAATGATTTGTCTCCCCCCTCGTCGCCTGAAATAGCAAAGCCCAGGGGAAGCATCGAGGCCGAGACGAGCACGACGTCGCCCTCGGGCACTTCATCGTAACCGACCGATAACCTCTTCTCGTTGATGGTAAGAAAGTCCGACTCCTGGGCCTTCTTCCACTTCTTCTCGCGCCTCGGCTCGAGCGCGCTGATACTATCCTCGTCATAACCGAGTTCGAGGTCCTCTCCGAACTGCGGCACCAGCCAGTTGTTGAACTCGCCGCAGGTGAAGCCCACAAGCGGCAGGACCGTCTCCTCATACAAAGCAAGCCTCGCCTCCTGATAGTTGGAGTACGTGTTGTCGCCCGGTATCCCCAGGAGCATCGGCGGCGTGCCGAAGGCGAGGGCTATGTCGCGGGCCGACGTGTGCTTGGATTTTATGTAATCCATGTCCTTGGGGGAGAGCCCCATCTCCTGCCATTCGAGCTCCTCGAGGAGAAGGGGCCTGCCCGCATTCTTAGCCCCTACGTACTGATCTTCTATCTCCAGCTTGAGTCTTTCGAATTGCTCTTTCATAAGGCCGGTCTTTGCTATGAGCGCACCGGATGGCCGGGCGCTGTTATCGAGCAGCGCCTTGTTCCATGCCCCGGCCTGGTTATGGGTGTCTATCGCATAGGCGGCCGCCTCGATGGGGCTCATCCCGTACCAGTCATTCAACGGATTAAAGGTCTTCATGTGCAGCACGGGAGAGAGCCCCGATATCGCGTCGACCTCCCAAACCTTTTCCTGCCCGCTCACTTTATACACGTAGCCCTGGGGAAGACCAAACCTTCCGGGGATGATCTGTATCCGGTCGGGCCTTTGCGGATAAAGCTCTCTCGGCGGTCTACGGTCCGGACCCACCGCCTCGATATACGAGTTGCCTGCCAGCATATAGTATCCGTACACGCTCGCCATAAAAGCCGGACCAGCCTGCATGGGGCTGGGCCTCTTGAGGAGGGTCAGGAGGGGGTGCTCGGTCAGCTCGCGCCTCTTGCCTCCGCGTCTGTGGTAGAGGAGCCAGGGGACGCTCGCCGCGCTCGTCGAGACCATCCTTATAGAGGCGAAGGCTATGACGTTCTTCTGATAGCCCTCCTCTGCGAACTTGTCATACCTCCTCGGGCTCCAGAGCGGACGCCCCAAGTTCATGAGCGATAACAACGAGCCGACCGCAGAGTGTTTCATCTGCAACCCCACCCTGCTCAACGCCCTTTTTAAAATATTCATCCGTTATCCCGCTTTTTGTAGACCGCTATCAAATCAAACTCCACGTCGTCGAGCATGATCACTGGTTTGCCGAGCTTCAGCTCGTGCTTGACGTAGTGGCTCGTCATATCCCACAACCTCTCAACCGCAAAGCCGGGGTCCTCTTTAAGCACCGCCTGCTCGATTGCCCTCTTGATGTTGTCTTCATTCGCAGGGTAGTCTCCCTTGATGACCTTGAATATATTCGAGTGGTTGACCCCTGCCGCCTTGGCGAGTCCCCGGACCCCTCCGAACATCCTTTGGGCCTCCTCTCTCAGTCGCGCGTATTTCATGCTTTTTGAACCCTCTCCCTATAAAGGTATAGATTTGCTGGTGTAGACTTGATTACACCGCCCTTTCGCGCGCCTGAGGGGTATTTGCTACTCCCCAGCCAACCCCTAAATTGCCTCCTCAGGAGGCCAAAGACCGGATGCTCGGTCCGCCCGCTGCCCTTTCGAGGAAATCCACCGCCCCCTCGAGGGCGTCGGGGCCGTCGTCGTTGACCGTCGTCGAGGGGAAGTATACGAACTGCTCGACGAGGAGGTCCTGGTCAGAGTGTCCCTTCCTGAAACGGATCATCCCGCGCTCGATAAAAACGGAGAGCCTGCCGACCCTCGCCTCCTTGGCGATGCTGTGTTTGATCCCCTTAAGGGGGAGCTGGTATCCTTTTTCTTTTGCGATCATCTTGAAAGGACTCTCTGCGTACTCGCCGAGGGCGTTCTCTTCCTGACCACAGACTATGGGGTGAAACTCCTCGTACCTCGAATAGAAGGCCCGCGCGAATATATCGACCGAACACTTTCTAAGAAAGACATCGAGGACATAATAAATGCCGTCCTGGTCCTGTCCGAGCGTGATGATAGCTTTATAGTCGTTAGAGGCCCCTGCCTCCGAAGACGGATCGGCGTAAAGAGCGATCCTCAGTGAGCGCCCCTTGAGCTCCTCGGGGTGGTAGTACCTGATCCACTCCTCGCGGAAGAGTCCCTCGTCGTCGCGGGGATCGTTCTGAAACTCCTTGCCGAACCTGATCGAGCCGATCAGGTACTTCTTCCTGATTAGCCGCTCCTTTGTCCAGCCCCCCGGCCAGAGGGGTTCTCCGTCCTCAGACATTGCCCTGTATATTTTAGATATAAAGCGGCCCTTCTCCGGGTCGTCTTCGGCCTTCATGTTTATCATCGTGGCCAGCACCGACTTCTTGGAAAGGAGCGTCCCGACCATGATCATCGAGCCGCCCTCGGCCAGCGTGTTTATCACGGCCGTAAGGAGCCACTCGACCGTCTCCTTGACGAGCTTCGGGTTCCTGACATTCTTGTCGTTCTCAAGGTCGTCGATGATGATACGGTCCACGCGGTGCTGTCGGTTCCTGAGACCCCGGACCCTCTGCCCCCTGCCGCGCGCCTTAACCCTTACGCCGGTGCTCGTCGTAAAATCCTTCGACTCCCAGCTGCCCGGATTCGTCAGGTCCCCGAAGTCCTGCCTGAGCCTCTCGTTATCCTCGAGCTCCAGCTGCATGAACGCGGCGAAGTCGGCGGCGAGGTCCTCGGTGTCGGATACGATCATGATAAAATGCTTGAGCTTGTGGCAGATGTCGTGTATCGGTACGCCGAGAGAAAAGAAGGTTGACTTCGTGTGCTCCCTGGGCGCGGCTATAAAGACGGGCTCATCCTTTACGTTGGCAAGGACGTCCCACTCCTCGTGAAACTCGCCGGGGGGTTTGCTGAAATAATGAGGGAAGTACGTCTTGAAGAACCAGAGGCGGTCGCTCTTGCCCCGCTCCTTCCTCTTCTTCTTGCCCGCAAGGGAGTCATCGCGGAAAGGCTTTGTCGCGGCCTTCATCGCCGCGAGTATCTGCTGGGCCTTTAGCGTGTACTCTCTTGTTGAGAATTTTTTATTCAACGGCTCACCTTGACGTGGCTGAAAAATCCCTGCATGTGTTCGGTCAGCTGACCCACGAACGCCTCATCCTTTTCGTTCTCGCGGATGTACTTGCCGAACCGATCCATAACCTCGATGGTGGAGCCGAGCACGTCGCGGCCGCCATCGATCTTTTCTATGGCCGCGACTATCTTGGAGATCTGATCGACGGTCTTGGCGTCTAGCTCCTTGGTGTCATCGAGGAGCTGAAAGAGTTTGTCCCTCAACCTCTGCACCGGGCCCGACCTGGTGCGCGTAAGGTAGTCCTTGCGCTTCTTGCCCCAGTCGCCCTTCGCCTTCCACTTCGAGAGGGTCGTCGCCGAAACCCCTATGAGCTCGGAGATCTCCTGAAGGGACTTGCCCCTCTTGACGTATTGCTCTTCTGTGACGTCATAAAAATCTCTTTCCTTGCCCACCCTAAAGCTCCCTTCGCAATCTTGCGATGTCCTCTTTCGTCCGCATATACTCGTCGTAGGTCTGGACGAGCTCTTTCATCGCCTGACGGGCGTGGTCGATCTGTATGCCCTCGATGGTACCTTCGGCGACCATTGAGAACGTATACACGTTGAGGTCTTTGACAAGACGGTCGCCCTTGATATTAAGCTCGATAAGCTTCTCTTCCTTTTCAGTGGCAAGCCCCTTGAGTATTAAACGCTCTTCCTTGGCTCCCATCGGTACCCCCTATAAAAGTAATTTGAGCGCGCCGCCCACCACTCCGATCACCGCCACCGCCCCCGCGTAATAACTCAGCCTTTTTTCGGCCTTGCCGAGTCGCTTGTCGTGACCCTCTATATCCCCCTTGACCTGGGGGAGGCATGCCGTATCCGTCCTGAGGTCGTCGATCTTCTCGTCATGCTTGTCTAATATTCTAAGGGCATATTCGTTGAACTGTTTCTGCTCAGCCCTGGACATGCGTATTACTTCCGTAAGGACCTTGATGTCGCCGTATAGTGTTTCAACCTTGAGCGGGAGCGCGCTGACGCCACCAACGGTTTCTTTCAGCGCTTCAACCTCGGTCTTAAGGGACGCGACTACGGCCACTATCTTTTTAGATTCGTCGCACACGCTATTTTCTCTTTAGCCTCCCGAGTAAAGAGGATATAGCCCCCTGAACTGGAAGCTCACCCGCCTTTATGCGCTGCAGCTTGCCCCGGTGCCATGCTGAGACACCGAGGATCGCGCCGGGTATGGAGAAGAGCGCAGCGATGGCCATAACGACCTGCGGCAGGACCAGCAGCAAGCTGGCGTCCTTGGTTTTTATGGCAAGGATGACGAAGTAGCAGATGGCGCAAACAACGACAAAGAAAGCCGTGCCAGAGATAAAGCCCCAGTAAGGCCGCCATCCGCTCGTCCACCAGTTGTCGGACTTGGCTTCATCCCTTATGGTTTTATTGGTCTCGGCCTGCTGTTTTGTCTCCTCTTCGATCCGCCTGGTCTCGGCTGCCAAGTAAACCCGCTTTAGCTCGACTGCATTATCCGACTGTATCTTCATGAGCGTGACGGCCGCCTCGGGGTCGGCCTGTATAGCCTTGAGCACCTCGTCGGGTTCGTTCTTTGTTCCGTACACGCTGCTCAGGATCGTCCCGGCCAAGCCGCCTGCTGGCCCAAGCAAAATACCGCCTACAAGCGGGGCATGTTCTACAACCAGATTGCCTACGCTTTTCCAGTTCATACACCCTCCCCTGAATCTATCTCAAGCAAATCTACCGTTTGACCTTTCAATTTGTGGGTGCAGTCGTTGAGAAATTGTATCTGACCGTCCTTGATGAAAGAGTGGCATCGATGTTTTATTTTCTCGGGACCATGAGTCCATTGAACTAAAAGGCTTGGAGTGAAGGTCGGTTTATCGAGGCTTCCATTCCACCCCCAAACAGTCTTGCTATGCTTACTCGGCGCAACCTGAACGGCGTGCATTTCTTCGCATCCAGGACAGGTGAACCATAACGCCTTACCTCCGTCTTTGTTGTCGTGGACATTTACCTTCCTATTCATAACCACCATTTCTCATCATCTGTGAGAGCTCGTCCGCCCGAGGTCCTACCTGCCGAGCCCATAGCGAATCGAGCATCTCGTCGGCGGCCGCGTCGAAGCGCCCAGCCTCGATGTATTTTATCGTCTTGCGAAATTTTGAAAATCTAGTCATCCCCAAATTGAAGACCATAGATATCACCACTATGGTACGAGCTTCGTTCAACTTGTCGAACCAGGGGAACTTTTGATAGCACTCATTACAGGCTTCGAAGATGTCGTTATCGAGAAGCATATGAGCCTCTTCCTTGCTGATACCCTTGTCGTCGAGGTTCCGGCCGACGCCGATGGTGAGCTTACCGGCAGGGCAGAGGTAGGGCTTGAGGCGAAGGGCCTCATGTCTGATTAAAATCTCTTTGAGTTTTTTGGTTGACATAACGGCTCTTTGCAAGGTGAAGCGTTATCGCAGGGCTGCGGCGTCCCGGTTGAATGTTTTTAACTTAGGCTCAATGATAGAGGCATTAGGGCGAAGCCGTATATACGAAACACTTCACAACTTCAATTACCTCCCGCCAGGTCAAAGAGCGTTGGGTGAACCTCGCTATTCGTCTCGCTCAAGATGTTATCTATCTGCCGGATCGTAAGTTTGTACTTCCACGCGAGATCGCGCCGCGTGCATCCGCCAGCGTTATAGAGCCGCCGTATCTCGTTGTCCCTGATGTTGTTTATCAAGGCGACGCACTTCGGGATTACCAGATAGCCGCCGCCGAACTTCTTGACGAGCTTCATGGTTGCCTCGAGGCCGATCTCCTCAGCGACGAGTTTCAGATCTCCGGGGAGCTGACTTATGGCGTCCTTGTCATCCATCTCTATAAACCTTCCTTCTTGTTAAGCGCAACTATCCGATCCTTGACGGCCTTCATGGTGGAGACGTTCGCAAAGCCGTAATGGGTTTCGACCTTCCGGTTGGCGTTGAGAAACTTGTTAAGTGGCCTCTTGTAGTCTATGCCCCATCTCACACGGGCAACGTCCTCAAGCTCTCTCATAAGGCCGTGCTTGGTGGATGGGTACTTGAAGCCGGGTACTTTGAGCCCTTCGACAGGCTCAGGACGAACGGGTGGAGAGCCTGCCCTGAGCCTGCCGAAGGGCACCGGCTTGGTTATGTGATCGAGCACCTTACCGATCTCGGGGGCGTTCGCCGCAGAGAGACGCTTTCCTATAACCTCCGGGGCAATCTCGTCGCGGAGCTGATCCGCGCCGATCCCCAAATCCCGGCTCTTGACAAAGAGCGCCCTAAGGAGCTTCATCCGGCTATCTTCTTTCTGCTTAAGCTGTCTCATTAAATTCAATCCGTCCCTGCTTAAAGATGTCCTCGATGCTCTGCTCTGAAAGTTTGGCGGCCCGGACAAGGCACATGATGCCCCTATGCCTGAGGCTCCTTATGTGAGCCCTCAGCTCCTCGGCATCGATGATGACGTAGTAGCCTGGGGGCTGGCTCGTGGCGGACCCGATTATCTTGCCGTGCTCAAGAACGAGGTGCGCGACGATCTCACGCACTCGCTGCCCCCTGAGCTTCGTATCCCAGGCTATCTGGTCGACCTTGATGGCGCTCTCCCTCCCCCGGTGCTCCCGGATGATCTTCCAGACCGGGGTCTCCTCTTCGTCGAGATCCGCAAGGTCCTGGTTAAATATGTCGAGTTGGTCGTTCATTCAAACATCACCATCTGATCCGGGTCGGTTCTACCCTTTCCCTCAAACCACCACTTAAAAAACTCTTCGCCGGAATCGAACGTCTCGAACCGTAGCCTTGTGATCCGTCCGGTCATATTGCACTTCTCGCACCCCTCACCCTTCCCCCTGGTGTTGTGATAATGAATTTTACATGAAGGGCAAGGCACTTCCTGTGCCTCGCCTTTATAGGCGTTAAACATTCTTATCATCCACCGCTTCCATGAGGCGGCTATCTTAGGCCAGCGCACCATTTCTAATTTCTTAATTCTGATTGTAGCCATCGGGCAAAGAACACAACCGAGGCGATGGAACCCCTCGTCGTACAGGGAGCAATACGGTATATTCTCTCCGTTGATAAAGTCCCATACGTCTGAATCTCCCCAATCAATAATAGGATTGAGATACCTTTTATTCCCTCGCCGTAGACAACGCTCTATCATCCCGCGCTTTGATCTCTTGGCCGACTCTGCCCTTCGGACCCCTGTTGCCACCACTCGTCCGACTCCACCGCCCTCCTTATACTCATCGCAACACCAGCGCAGGTGTCGCATGGGCGGGAACTTCCTATCCATCATCCTTTGGGGTAGTGACATTTTGGGTCGGTGAAAGATCACGTCTTTATGGTGCTTCTTAATAAAATGCACAAGCTCCGGGGGGTCCACCGTCGTTACGTTGTAATGCGCGTCAAACTTCACCCCCGCCATCTGAGCGAGGCGTTTGATAACCACGGAATCCTTGCCGCCAGAAAAAGCGAGATAGTAACCTTCCTCCGGTTCAAACTCCTTGAACCGGTCAATGGCCATCTTCACCTTGTCGACCTCTCCTCTAAAGAGATCGTGTTCTATAAGACTCACCAACCGCTCCTATCTCTTTGACCTCTCAGCTCCGGGCCTGTTCCACCGGTGTACGCCTTCGCTATTTCTAAAAAGGTTCTCACCTTACCGATATCGAACTGCATATCATTGTTTGAGCGGACCTTTGTCTCCGTGTCGATCCAGATAGTCCGGTCGCCCACTACGGCCGCGATCTTCTGGAGCTCCTCTTGCAGGTTCTCCGGGCCGAGGCCTCCGGCATATCCGCACCAGGTGTTCTCCATCGGGCGTGGCCATTCGTCCGGGACTACCCCGGCTCCCCCGGAGAGATCAAAGAGCGGCGTGACCGCTATCCCGGCACGCCTCGCATAAGCGTACAAGTAGTTATTTACTCCGTCCCACTGGAATATAAGCTCTCTGTCCAGGTGTTTGAGGGCGGATAAACAATTTCTCAGGACGATGGGGATCGTTTCGGCATGGAAGTTCAGCTGTGCCCTGCGAAACATAGGCCAGATACCATCATGGGGATGGAAGACGATGCCCTTCAAGATATCGCGCACCCATCCTCCGCAAAGGTGCGCCGACACGTTGACCGACTCTTCCAGGCTGTGATCAAGCACTAACTTGTCGAGCCTCTTCATCCAGTCCAGGCTCGGAAATCTTTTGCCTCCCTCTTGAGTCGCCGAGAGAAGAATGCCCCACTCCACGAAAGGGAACTCCTGGGACAGCTCGATCAATGCTTCAGGGTTGATGCTATCGTCCGCGCCGGTTATAGTGACCGTTGATATTTTCATTGAGCAGCTCCTTAATCTATGAGAGAAAATCCCCGGTTTATTTCATATACTCTCTTTTGTATTTTCAAAATGTAACTCAGCGCACCTTCCCTTCTACTTTCGCCGCCCCGCTCTCAAAGCGGGTGCCCTTCCAGCAGACCCCCCGTAGAGCCGCCACTCCTGGACCCCGCGATAAAAAAACATCTTGAAGCAACACCTCTCCTTCAAATGTCGCTTCGTCCTGAGGTTCGTCCTCAATCCAGTTAGGATTCATTTTGCCCTCTCTCGTATTCGTCGAGCAGCTTGCGGTCTATAACCCTTAGGGGCTTCTTGAGCTTGCCGACGTTCGTCAGAACCCAAGCGCGGTTGCCTCCGGGCGCTATGCTCAGAACCTTGAGTATTTTGACCTCTGCACGCTTCTTTTCTTCTTCCTTCGTCTTCACCTTGACCCCGTTCTCGATCCCGAAAGGATTGTCCATTATCTCGATGCTAACCGGTTGGTTCATTGTTCCCCCTTTTTTTGTGCCACGGCATCGGCTCCTTGATGATGTCGCCTATGTGTACCGGACCGTCTTCGGTGTCGCCCTTGCTCTTTATGGGCTCGCCCCTGCGCGTGCCGCTTCTTAGCTCAGCCTCTTTGCGCCTGAGCTCCTTTTCCTTTTTAATAGAAAGCTCCTCGGCTTCCTTCTCTGCGATGGATATCATGACCTTCTTTAAATAGTTGTGGTTCGGCAGCGCGTCGGTGAAGCGCTTATTACAAAGAACCTTGAGGGCCTCGACGATGCCGTTCTTCGATATCTCGTAAGTCGTTCTGTTAAGAATGAATCTCCCCCCCGTATAAAGCTCCCTGATCTCGCCGAGTATCCTCTTGAGCTTCAGCGCGTTTATCGGCCGGGTGGAGTCGAAGAGCGCGGCGTACTCAAGGACGAGCTTCGCGTTATGACCGAAGTCGGGTTGCATCTGGATGATCTCCATCAAGGCCCCGTCCTTGACCAGCTCGCGGTAGTCGTATGGGGAGCGGCATCGGGGACAGTTGACTTTCATGGGTCAATTCCCGTCCCTAAAAGCAAGAACCTCCTCGACTATCGTCTGTAAAGAGATTCTATAATTTGCGTCTTCGCATTCGACGTTGATGGCTCCGTTGGCAAAGCTCCGAGTCACCTTAATTTTTTCTCCCCCCGTCTCGCACGTAGCTATCTCGTCTCTCAACCCGAGCAGCACTCCTTTTTCAAGCCTCTTGATCTCCATCAGCCCCCTCCTTATGGTTTCTTGATGGCGAAGACGAGATTAACGACCTCGTCACTAAACTCGTAGTCCATCTCAACACAAGACTCTCTCAGCTTTGCGAGAGCCTCCCGCGCGGCCTTTACGGCCTCGTCGTATCGCTCTTCTTTTTCTCCTGGCATGGCGTGTTCCGCTCCTTTTTCAATCTCGTTATATATGACTTGAGCCCGGCGATACGGTTATCGAGGTTTATGATGATGTCTTCCTTTGCCTTGCGGCCCCTCTGCAACATCTCTATGGTCTCCGATGCTTTCGCGTGAGGTCGCTCCATCTTCTCAAGGCTGTTGGCAATACGCATTAAGCAGCCCAGCTTCAGCTCCTCATCAAGAAGGGGCCCCTCAGATTCCCTGGAGCAGTTCTTTCTCGATTCTTCTATGTAATATTTGAGTGACACAAGACCTCCTTTACGCCGCGCCCTTCTTGGCCGCCGCCTCCTTGATAAGGGCTTTCACGGTCTTTTCCATATCACCCTCGACCGGCTTGATCAGGACGACGTCGCTATCATCCCCGACCTTGACGCCGATCTTCTTTAGCTCGTCGCCTGTTAGCTTCCCCAGGGCCTGCTTGTCGGGCTCATACTTTGTGCGGATTAGGGTACCCTCCATCTTTGGAAGGTGCTTGTGTATGAGGCGTATGACCATATCGAGGTTCTTCCAGCTTATGATTCCCTTGCTCTTCTTGTAGCCGACCTTGATGCCGTGAAAGATATGGGTCTTCGGGCTCTTGAAGCTCTGCGGGGAGTCCTTTATCATGGCCCATAAGAGCGCCTCGGCCTCGACCGCGTCGCTGATGAGCGCCCTCAACTTCTTGGCCTTGCGCGCCTTAACCGCCTCGATCTCTTTCAGGAGGCCCGCGACGTGATCCTCCAGGAGCCCCCTCGTTACGGCGTAGTCCTTTGTGAGCTGCTCGATTGCGTTTAACGACATGGTGCTACCTCCGTTTTAATTTAATAATCACAAACGGGCCCCTGACCCCGGCACTCAGGCTCTCTGCTACCGCGAGCACCCTCCTAACCCTCTCTCTCGGGGTGAAGTCTACCCGGTCCAGGGCCTTCAACGCGCCGAGGGCGAAACCTTCACCGCACCCAACGGCATCGAAGCTGTCTTCTGATATGCATATCTGGAAGTCGCTCTCTATGCGATAAAGCGCGCCGTTGTAACCAACCAGGAAGTCTCCACCTGTTTCAACGTTATCATTCACCTTGCTATACCCGCCTGTCTTGAAGCAAATGCGGAGAGCATCCACAAACACGGTGCACATATACTCAAAGTCGTCCATCCCCTCGGGGCGCTGCGGCGTCTTGAACCGGAACCTGATCAACTGTCCCATCCTAAATGAGCTCGTATAGCCGAAGACGAACGCCCCCTTTTTAAAAACCTTGGGGTCTTTCCTTATGTGTAAATTAAGCCCCGCGACACCGGCACTATCTCCACCCATATAAATGTCGCCCTTATCCACAAAACCGACGATACAAGTCATCCGCTCTCCTTAGTTTAAAATGTCCGGCGGCACGGGAATACCCAGCGCCTCCATCCTCCGCGTTATCGTGTACCCCTGCCTCATGGCTTTCAACAATTGATCGGCGGTCTCTTCGCTCTCGAAGATGATACACGGCAGTTTATGCTCAACGGCGAGCTGCTTCACCACCATCATCGCGTCCTCTTTGCTGACGGCGGTCGCCTTGTCGACCCTGTCGCGAGCTCCCCTTAAAAGAGTCCGCAATCTTTTAAATAGCCTTCTCATATAAATCCTATTTCTTAAGCGCGCCGTGGACGGGTTACGCGTACCCCGTCTCGCATAACCGGACAGCTAATATACGAGGACAAGGAGAAACAACATCAAAACCCCGGACGGGTTACCTGTCTATGGACGCCCACGGCGCGCGGTTACCGGCTTCGGCCCTCTCCATGTTCCGGCCGTTGTATATTCCGATCTGCACGAAGAAAATAATGACGAGCAGCCCTACGGCTATTATGAGCAATTCGTACTGCAAGCTGCCGAGGCACCATTCTCCTAATCTTTCAATCAGCTTTCTCATATTGAGCCTCTCTCCCTTTTTAATTCCGGGGGTTTGGGTGCCGGGCGCCGCTTCCGAAACAAGACTCCAGCGAACATCACGCAGAGGGGCAGCGTCAACGCTGCGAGCAGACATATAAAGAACATCTTCCAGTTCATGATCACGCCCCCTTGCCGCCCTTGCTCTTTGTTAAATCAACCCTCTTGACCTTGACGCGCTTAACATCGGCCTTCAGTTCCAGCTCGACCTTAAGAACCTTAAGAGTGGCTGTTACTCTGCGGGGGGGAGCTGCGGTTATAGGGTTGATGACGATTTCGGTAACGTTTTTCATAACATTGCCTGAATCGTCTAAAACCTGAGTGCCGTCATATGTTCCGTCAGATATTATTTTCATCTTGGTTCTCCTTTAGACCTGACCCTCATCTCCTCGAGCGAGGGTCTCTCCGGGCCGACGTCGTCGATGAGGGTCCATGTGGCATGACGACTGCCTGCTTTGTCAACGCTCAGGTACTTGCCGCGTCGGAGCATCTTCATAAAGTACCCGGCGTTCTCTCTTTCGACGCCCGCCGTCATGACGATGTCCTTCTTCTTAAACTTCCTCAGCACCCTCATCGCCTTCCACATCCGATCCCAGGCCGTGTTCTTTTGCTTGATGTTTGTCCTCGACGCCTTCCTCTTTTTCAGGGAAGGCATGGCAAGATAGACGATACTTTCGATAGAGGGACGCCCCTTCTTGTATGTAAGCGTCCCCCGCTCCTGGTGGTAACGGACCAAGTGTCCCTCCCTTACGAGCCTCTGCAAGGCCCGGCGCACCGAGTCCCTGTTGAGGGAGTTCTTCTCCTCGATCTGTTTTGAGGTGAAGAACTGCCCGCGCCTTGAGATACAGGCGTCTATGCAGGTTTTTAAATAGGTCACGCGACGAGCCTCGTGTTGGGTATTCTGGCGGCCGCCGCTCTTACGAGCGCACGGTCGACCTTCTTTATGTTCTTGCCCTTGACCGCGCGCTCTATCTGCGGGAGGTACCTGACGATGTCGCGCATTGTCTTTATATGTTTGGATAGCTCCTCCATCGCGTCCTCGGCAAGAGCGACCTCGGAGAGTTGGGTTATTATCGAGGGGAGCTCGGTCCCGGAGATATCCTCAAACTCGACGGCCTGGTGAACCCTCGAGCAGAACTGCGGATAGCTCCTTAGCGTCTGCTCGATCTCACCGGTACCGGTGAGGACCGTAACCACGTCGCATTGGTCGTGTATGGATTTGATCGTCTCGAGGACCCTCTTGTCGTGCCTCAGGAGATCGGCCTCGTCTATGATGAGCACTGGGCTTCCCTTGCGTATCTGGTCCTTGACCTGGCGGGAGCGGGCGGAGAGCTTATGCTCCGGTTTTACTCCAAGCTCGAAGCAGAGGTCGTCCAGGAACCAGCCGATGTTCCATCCGGCCTCGGCCTGGAGATACACGGTGGGGTTCTGCGCCGCGTACCACGCGCAGGTCCGTGTCTTGCCGAGCCCAACCTGACCCTTGTGCAGTATTATCTTGGGTCCCTTCTCGCGCTTCGCCGACTCTATCGCCGATATGAAGTTTGAGACGTTCTTCGTCTGAACAAAAATATCCTTCATCTATTCCTCCTTTTTAAAGACCGCCTTCGTTAGCCGCGATCTTCTTGAGCCGCTCCACCTCCGAGAAGAGCGGGATCGCCGTCGTCGGATCGTCTACATATCTGCCGTACATGTTCCACCATTGGCCCTCGTGTCCCTCAAGCCGGTCGTTCATATATTCGTCTCTCCACTCAAGGAGTTCGGGCGTTATCGGAATGCCCAGGGCCTCGGCCTTGCAGAGGTGCTCGTAGTTCTGCCATGCATCGAACCAGGGGAGGTCGGTTATCCTGTCGGGAAACTCGTCGTAAGGCGAGCGGGCTTTAGCCTCTGCCTCGGGCTCATTCTCCGGGGCTTCGGACAGGTCGAGCACCTTGACGATCTCCTCGGGGCCGGGGAACCTCAGCGGTGCGGCGGCCTCGGCATCGTTCAGGTGCTGGAGCATGCGGTCCCTTACGCTGCCTCTCGCGAGTTCCTTCTCGGCCCGCACGACTTGCTTGAGGGCTTTCTTGTGCGATCTCTTTTCTTCGAGGTATTTATCCATCGCCCAGGGGGCCACCGACTTGTCGTGCGCATGGCAATAGAATTTTTTGCCGGTGAAGATCATAATGTGCGAGATGTCGTTTATATCGAGCTTGAAGGTGACCCTTTTGCCGATAAGGCCGATGAGTTCGGGAGCCCAATAATTTTTATTCTCGAAGATGATTCCTTTCTTGCCCACCCGCTTGTTCTCGTAGGTCGGGTTGACGAGTATGTCTAGCTCTTCCTTGGAGACCTTCCGCATCTTGAAGCCGGGGGTAAAGAACCGCTCGCGGCGGACCATGCCGGTCGTCGCCGGTGCGGATTCGTTAAACTCGTTCTCGACCCAGCTCTGGAGTATCTTGTTAAAATCCTCTGCCGTATAGTTGACGCGGATCTCCTCGGGCCGGTTGAGGAGCGAGTTGCCGGTATAGCCCGTAAGCTCGGAGATCAGCCGCTCGGAAACATCGCGGAAGAACCTTTCGATGTGAGGCTTCCTTTCGGGGGCCTTGATCGGGAGCTTGGGAAAGTCCACGCCGAGGTCCTTAAGAAAGATGGAGACCCAGCGCGAGGCGTAGTCCTTGCCGTTATCTTTTCTGAGCCGCTCGGGGATGCCGTACTTCTCGAAGCCCTGAGCGAGGGTATCTACAACGCCCCAGGCGTTGTTCTTTGCTTGAACGGTAATGGAAGTGCAGAGCCTCGAATGGACGTCTACGCACGCGACGAGTTTCCAGCGCTTATTGTCCGACGTCATGATGTCGGCAACGGTCGCGTCTATGTCCCAGGAGTGGGTCGGGTAGGGGGCCTCCTCGGACGAAGAGCCGAAGGCCGGAAGAAACTTCTTCTTCCATTTGTTCTCGCCCCAGTGGGCCATGCATACTTCTTGCGGGTGCTCCTCGGCCCAGGCGTTTATGAACCTGACGAGGGCCGAGTATGACGGAACGATTTTCGGTGGGAAGTCTTTTTTAAGATAATCGTATATGCGTCTGAT